TGAACGTTGCTTTTTCTATAGTCGTACTCGCCCCCAAAGCGACCCGATTGGAACTAGCAAACTTAAACGTTCATTTTTCGACCCAAAACTGGAGAAACCACCTATGAGTCTCAAACTGACTTATTACGGTCAAAACGACAGCGTCAATTGCACGCCTGCTGTTTTCCTAACTGGCGATCCCGGAACTGACCAACAGACCCTTACGTCTGCTGGATACCTTGGAGGCGTTCTAGTCGCTATCATTGATAGCACTGCAACACTAGCCGCTCCTCTGGCATTCCAGTCTTCGTATGAGCCTGCATTCGGCTCCATCGGCAACATCGTTCCCTGCGACAACAGCGGCGCATCTTCGATTTACGGAGTTGATGGCGCTGGTCTCGGTGAAGGCTCTGTTCCGTTTGCCACACTACTCAATGGCCCTGGCGAATTCGCTGGCGCGATTGGCCCGTCTGGTTCCCGCAAGGCTCCTGTTGTCCGCGCACTCTGGCAGGGCAACGTTGACTATCAGGGCTATGACGCAGGTTCAACCTTCTCACTCGGACAGTACGTCTACGCTGGTGGTGCAAGCACTACGACCACTGGTCTGTATGTCTCTACTGGTCGTCAATCAACTGGGCACCTTGCTGGTGCCGTAGGAATCTGCACTCACGTTCCTAACGCGTCCGAGCCTTGGCTTGGTATCGCGTCGCTTCTGTAAGGGCGAAGGAATAAGGAGAAAACCATTATGGCTAATCTATCACGTACACAACAGCAGACCGCAATGCTTGGGCAGTTGCTCAAGACCGCAGGTGGTCGTCAGAAGCTCGCAGCTTCGTTGGGGCCTTCGCTCCGTCGTCGTCGCGACTACATGTCGATTGCTCGCAAGGCATTGATGGTCGAAACCCTTCCAGACGGCGCACTGCCGATCTACGATAAGGAATTTGACACCGCAGCGATGACTGTCGGCTCTACGCCGGGTTCGTCTTTCGTCGAAGCGTTCGTGGTTGGTGAAGAAGGCGGCGACATCGTCCGCGTCACCAAGCCGAAGCGTGTTACGGTTCCTACGTTCGAAATCGTCTCCAACCCGATGATTCCGATCACGCAGATCAAGGAGCGCAGATTCGATCTCGTCGCCCGTTCACTCAACTTGGCTAAGGCTGAAGTTGGTGCGCAGGAAGACGCGTATGTATTCTCACTCTTCGATGCAGTCGCATCCGCAGCGGCAACTCACCCTGCGAACGACCCGGTTTACAACCCGGACATCGCGATCAACGCCCCAATCGACATCAACTCGATGGCGGACGGCTTTGGTCAGGTGCAGCGTCACGACTTGTCAGTCGCATTCGTGTTCTTCAACCCACGCGATTACACTGACTTGCTCAAGTGGACCCAGCAAAACATCGACCGCGAAACACAGCGCAAGCTGTTGAAGACGGGCGTCATGGGCTATCTGTGGGGAGCAACTCTACTCCAGTCACGTAAGGTCGGCTACGGCTCGATCTACATCTTGGCTGACGCAGAATTCCTCGGAGTCATCCCAGAGCGTATTCCTCTTACGGTCATGTCAGCCGACCGCCCTGACCTTCGTCAGATCGGCTTCTCGATTTTCGAGAACCTCGGCTTCTTGGTCTTCAACCCATCTGGCGTGCAGCGCCTAACGGTCAATGGCCGCTTCGTTGCATCCAACAACACGGGCGAGAACTAATCGCTCAGTTGGTCGAAAAAGCTCTAAGGGCTGCCTTTATCGGCAGCCCTTTTTGTTTCTAATCACGGCTCCTAAGTCAAGGATGCCCAATTTTGCTTTCATTTATGAGTATTTAACCTCTTAGGGAGAACCATGCAACGATCCTATCTGGTCAAAAGTTCCGTAAATTTCGCCGATTTTGGGTTCTTCGTCAAGGTAGGCGACATTCTGGTACACGACCCCTCGAACAATAACAAGCTAACTGTCTACCGCAACGGGACGGTGATCAGAGACGTCAAACAGACGTCCCTTGGCTTAGCAGCGATGGTAAAGAACAAGTTCATCGTTGAGGTCACTGGACAGCCTCCCGTGCCTAAAACAGCCCCTAAAGCCCCGCAGAAGCCTATTAAAGCGGCACCAGCGCCCGGTGTGCCAATCAGCAAGCCAGAATTCGACAAGCTCAAAGAGGATGCCAAAAAGCCCACGAAAGAAGAGATAGAGCAGAAGCGCAAGAAAGCCCACCCGACTGAGGTGAGCATCGACGATGCTCCGCGCCTGAAAGAAGCGCTCGCTCGTAAGCCCAAGCCACTCGACATTGAGGAATCTGAACTCTAGTGCCTCGCTCACCAAGGAAGAACCAATGGTGGAGAGCCGCGAAGAAATGTGGTGGTCACTGTTGGTACTGCGGAGATCAGCCTGAAGAACTCACGGTCGATCACGCGAAGCCGCGCAGTCGCGGCGGTCAAAATTTCGACGACAATCTTCTGCCCGCTTGCGGGTACTGCAACAACCTCAAGGCAAATCTCACCGTGTCCGAATTCCGTAAGTGGGTAAAGGTGCGCGTGATCCGCAATCTGATGCAGTTGGGCTATCTTTCCTGCGATCTAAGTTCCATCCGTATCGTGTTCTACGGAGAGGGAAATGACTCGCCTTTTGCCTTCTAAAGTGAGGGCTAAGTGTGTCAATGGCTGATTTCATCACAATCCCACTTTCAGCGTCGGCATGGGTTGCGGGCGAAAATCGTCAGATCAAGACCGCAGTCACGCTGCCAGAACTCGTTCGTCAAACGAACGCATTCTCGAAAAAGCACCGCCCCGGATGCTCTGCATCGCTGCTCGATTCAAACCCGAAAGCTCTGTTCCTCCACTACAACGTAAAGTGCAACAAGGAAGATTCTGATCCTGCTGGGCACGATGTGCGCGTGCAGTTCGACGTCACGAAGGTGGAAGAAACGCAGAACGCAAAAGACCTCGACGTTCAAGTGTCGTGCTCATGCCCAGCGTTTTTGTATTGGGGCGCTCAGTGGAATCTGCACAACCAAGATGCGTTGCTCGGCCCTTCGCGTCCGAAGCTACAGCCGCCATCAGAGCAGCTAGACCTTCGCGCCAACTACGTCATCTGCAAACATATTCACGCAGTGTTCGAGCGCATTCTTCCCTCGGTGCAGCACAACGTTGTGAACATCCTCCGCAAGCGCGAAGTCGAACGTAAGAAGCTCGAACTCGACAAGACTCCTGAACGCCTGAAGAAAGAGCAGGAGCAGATGAAGAAGCAGAAAGAAAAAGAGGACATTCGTAAGACGAAGGACGATGAAGTTAAAGAGAAGCTGATCGAGTCGTTGAAGGAAGAGGAAGAAGCTCGCATGCTTCACGAACAGGAACTCATGAACCAAGGCGGCAACCCAGAGGAAAACGTTGAGCGCACGGAGCCTGCAACTGAAGTGCAAGCCCCAGCCCCAGCCGCGCCTGAAGTAAAGCCGAGACAGCATGGTGTGCCTGAGGTGCAGGAGTTTGAGGACATCGGAGAACTTACGCGAAATGAAGAGGCAAAGATCGAAGAGCTTCACAAGGAACACAAGCCCCACGTTCACAAGGGACTTCCTTACGATGAGGAAGAAGAAGAGGATGAAGTCTTCCAGAAATTTGAATCTCTGAGGGTAAAGTAATGGCTATTTACGCAGAGACAAACGCGCCGTACCCGAACAGAATCGCGCTCTACCTAGCGCCATACGTCGGCCCGTTTTTTCAGAACGGACCACTGGTTACGTTTAATCCAGTCCGTGATCTCAAGGTGTACGTGGACGGAACATTGCAGACGATCCAAACGTGGTCGTTCGATGCGGTGAACAATCGCTATCTTCTCTATCTGAATCAGGCGTTCAATCTTCAAGGCGTGATCCAGATTGTGCATCACGTTCCTGACCCGCCGTTCTACTCAATTGTTCCAGCGGGCAATCCATTGCTCCTCTATTTGTCGCTTGGTGAGTCACCGGGCGAAGACGCGGGAGGTTAATCATGCCACAGTGGATTCTTTCTTGCAAAGAACTGAACGGAGTCGTTTACCTTGCACGATTGCCGCAGTCGATCAGCGCCAGTACGCCGGGCATTCCCGACACGACTTCTGGCGGACCGTGGTTCCCCGTTGGACCGGGATTGAATCCGTCTGTCCAAGTGTATAACGGCACACAGTGGATTTTGACGTTCACTTATCTTTCACACTTGTTCACTCGTGTGGTTGATGACATCAATAGTGTTTGGCCCCCAACCACGGTTAACCCTGTGCAGACTTCGGGCGGACCGAATCCACCAAACCCAATTGAATATAACATTCAGCTTTCAACGGATGCTCTAACACTGCAAACGCAGTCTAATGTTACGTTGGGCACGTTCGCCGTGGCGTCTTTCTACAACCCGCCTATCATTCTGTTTCCGTTGTTGTTCCTTGACCCTGTAACGAGCACTTATTCGGTCATGTTGCAACCCATCTCTGGATACGCACCAAATCTTCAAACGCCGTTCTTTGTCGGTGCGCCAATGGCTACGACTACGCCGTATTACCGCCTGTACGCTCGTCCGTACCCGTACACGGGCGCGTGGGTATTGGAGCAAGACTGGACGATCACGAACCCAAGCTTTCCGTGGTTTCAATTCGTATTTAGCAACGTGGGCAGCCTGCGATACCAGTTCTCGGTGGTGTGGGGCAACGAATTCAGTTTCGCTGAACCGTGGAATCCAGCAGAACATGAGGGTGGTATTCCCGGTCAGACCTACATCACAGTAGATTCTACTGTACTGCATCCAAGCTACGAAGCCACGCTAAATGACGCACTTACGCTGTACGAGGACAGCAATGTGTCCTTCGGTATTTTCTCTCCCCGACAGGAGTTTATCTTCGAAGCGCCAGAGGACATGATCGAGCTTTCAAGATCATTGTTAGGAAGTGGGAGTGGAGAGGTTTTTGCCTATTTTGGCGTGCGCCAAGCGTTTGTGTTTGAGGCGGGAACAGACAGCATCCCAGCATACAGTGCCAGCGAAGCCTCTAAGGGCGGGAATATGTTCGGCTCGTTTGATGTGAGAATATGATCAAATTTAAGAACCCAGTTTCGATTGAAATTCGCTCAGGCGACACAGGCAAAATGAAGTACCAGTGGGATAGCGAGAACGCGATCTCCGACGATGTTCTGTGTGGCTACGGTTCGACATTCACGACAACCCTGAATTCAGGTAACGGTCCAGCGTGTTTTCTTTTGCCAGATGATCCCGTTGGTTACACTCAATGGACAGCACCGCTATTCACTTTCGACCGCGCCAATCCGTGGGCACCATACTGCATTACGGCGAACAACACTTTCGATACCAGCGCACAGACGCAGTGGCAGTATAGAACCACGTACACACCACCGTCCAACCCTGTCACCGGACAACACAAGTACTTTTTCCAGTGGTCAAACCTGCCCTACAATTTACAACTTAAAGCAATCGGGCTGACTGGTTGGCAGAGCAATATAAGCGGCGGCAACATCAATGCGAATTTTTTTGGAGTCGCGAACCTTCAACCGACTGTATTCCTACCAGATACGTTGGTCATTTTGCCAACGTCCATTTTGATCCACGGACGAAATGGTGGTGCGACCACGCCAGACGTGCTTGAAATTTCGTACTTCCTCAGTGTGGTGGGAGCAAGCTAATGGGAATTCATCCTTTTCAAGTTTCTGATTTGAACGCGAACCTCTTTGCGAGTGGTCTGGGGTATCGTGACGCTGCGGGTCTTTCATCCGAGTTCGCCATTGTGCCAGATAACATCAATGCCAACGCTTCACGTTACATGAGACTTATGGCTCAGTGGGCGAACGTTGCAGTTAATGGTATCGTTATAGGGTCACCACAGGCTAACTCGTATGGACAATCCACTGGGTCTGGTAATAACAACAGCAACTCGGCGGCGTATCGTCCGAATGGTGGTTACTTCATGCGCGGCTTGTTCTTCACGGGCACAAATATTCCACCAAACGTTCAGGGCTACCGCAACGGATACGTAGGGAGCTTCGTCAGCGGACAATTCGATCTAGCATACGCACACGACCCGAACAATGTAGGCAACGTCGATTACGAACCAATCTACGGTCACGGGCAGGCAATTTGGCCGATGACAGCCGACATTCCGCATCAGTGGCTTGACTCCACTTCTTCACCATCTGATGGAACGGATCAGATCGTAAATAGCACTTCTGCGTACTCACGCACACCATACATGCCCGCCAGCTACATGATTTTCCACATTGACAATGTGGGAGGCGAGACGCTTGGCTCTGGCGCTGTTACATTCCATTTTGAAAATCGTCCGTCTCTTCGTATGGCAGGGTTCTCTGACGGTAACGGCGTCAGCGGTACCATTCCGAGTTGGTCAGGTACATGCACACCACCGCAACAGGGTGAAACTTTTCCGTATTCAAGTGACCCACTTCGAAATGAAGGGGCTTTGACCTCAGCCGCATCCGACAACTTTCACGAGTTCTACCAAGTTAGCGGTGTACGAAAACTGAATTCTCGTGGACTGTCTTTCCATGTTGCGAAACTGTTCGATAACAACTTCTACTCTTTTGCTTATCCCTACGAGGAAGATGGCGTCACGCTTGGACCGGGTATCGTTGTGTCTGGCGGCGGCAACATTCAGACCCCATTCACGCAAGTCAACAATCAGGATGAGTACACATGGGCGGGCGGGCGCGATGTAGGTGCCTCCATAACATCAGTCACGTCGTCGGGCACTACAGTGACATTTGCGGCGGTCAACACCTTTACTGCAAGTCAAATTGTTCTTATCCAAGGGTTGAGCGCGAGCAGCAACGTTTGGCTAAATGGGCAGTTGGTGACAATCGCCACAGCGTCAGGCACACAGTTTACCGTTACCCTCTCCCACAGCGTTTACGGTGTCACACCCGATTATGGTTACGCCGTTTACAACCCTGATTTCCGTGTCCGCCAAACTGGAACATTCATCATCAACGAAGAATATTACGGTCTTGTGATGGATACGAAATGCACGATCTGGTCAAACAAGGCGAGCATGATCCCGCTGTTGTTCTTCGATCTTGCTGACACGTGGACGGCGTCCGTCGCGAAGCGCATCGCTGGTGTTGCTGTAGTCCCGATGTATATCAACGCGACAGGCGCACAGGCTTGGCAGGTCTTCTTCCTCTCTGAAGACGGATACTTTGCCATTTACGATTTCACGCAGACCAACGGCGTCTTGTCACTGAGCACGTCCGCCCCAGCAGTAGCCGCCGCAGGCGAAGCATACGGCGCACTCAAGGCGCGTTCGACGACATCCACCATCACTAACATCGCCATCTCGTCAGACGTTCTTACAGTTAGTTGCACGAATACGTTTGAGGCTGGTGAGGTCGTGAACCTTCAGGGTCTCACGGCGGCTACGTTCTTGAACAACCAGACCATCATGGTGGTGACTCCGGGCGGATCAAGTTTCACAGCAGCTTACTCGCACGCTGATTATGTGAGTGCAGCCGACACTGGAACCGCAGTGGGCTACTCGCTGTGGGCGCTTTACGGCACAATGACCGCCGATCCACGTACCACGCAAACAGGCTTGACGAATACGGCAAACATCAACCTCTACCGCTATCTCATCGGCGCGGCAACATGGGGATCGAAGATCAGCAGTCCACTTACTGGACGCCACAACGGTCGCAGCTTGAACGAAATGATTGTCGCCCGTGACACAAAGCTCTACATGCTCATCGAGGATGTGACAGTCACGGCAGGGTTTGATGTTTCGAATGCGTTCGGCAGCGTGTATAACGTCAACTGGCAGGTCATGGCATACGACCCTGTTGCCACAACGTGGAACACGTCAAAGATCAATGGAGGAACGAGTGTCTCACCAGACCCGCAACCGCTTCAGTACGGCATCAGTGGTACTGTGAACGCAAGCAGCACAACTGTGACTTGGGTTTCTGGTGATTTGTTCCCCAATTTTGATGTTAGTGGAAAACTTATCGTCATCAATGGTGTGACTTACTCAGTATCAAGTTTCAACAGCACCACCTCACTCAATATAGCTTTCCCCGGTGTCCCCAGCCCAGTCTCAGGTGTCCCGTTTAGCTACATGAACAGTGGTGCGAGCAACAGTACCCCCAACACCACATACGACTTTTGGTTCTATAACATCAATGGCTCTCTGCACGACCTCGGCACGGGCAACATTTTGATTCAGCCAAACTGGACTGCTGGCACGTTGCAAATGCTGAGTGTGACAGGCAGCACGGCGTCTCTTAGCAATTCTGATTTGACTTTAGTTCCATCGAGCACTCTATGGACGGGTGACGGGTTTATTCCCAGTCAAACTTCCCCAGCAAGAGACCCTGTTTCGATTGTACATGCGCGTGACTATGCTACAAACGCAGAACGCACTGTGTTTTTCCTCCATCAACTCAACAATTCGAATCCGTCTGTGGGGCCGCCGCTTTATCTGGCTCCTCCAAGCTACAATTGGTCATCTCCAACGGCGCTGTCTTTGGTGAATATCAACGCGGGCAGCGGCAATCCGGGGGCAATTTCCAATTTCCAGAAAGACTACTGGTACGTTGGTAATCTTCAAACTCAGAATGGGCCGTTTGCTCAAGTGTATCAATGGGTATTTCCGACGCAGATGACGGATAACTACATTCATTTTCTCCGTCCCACCAGTGCGATTGATAACCTTCCGGGTGATTGCATTTACGGTCGCTCTTGTGGTCAGTCTCTCGGTTATCTTCCGACATACTGGAAGTGGACTGGTTCTGCATGGACGATGGCGGACAACTGGACTGATGCATCTACGCATCCGTATACTGTTCCAACAGCTAACGTCAACGTTCCTCTACCATACGGCTTACAGGTACAGTTCGGGCCATTGACGACAACGTCTTACACTGGCGGCGAGTTCCACACGTTCAACCTGTGCTGGGGCAACACAAAGTTCGCTCGCAACATGCGCCAGTCTTGGGCGACATTCGCTGGACAGACTTTCACCAATCAAGAGACACGTACCGTCGCCAGTCAGAACGCTCTTGCTATGTATCTCCACGACACCGACGCTGGAAATTCTACATGGACAGCCCCGATGAGCGTTACGCCGAATACCGCTACGCTCACTACGCAGTATCTAGGCTGGACGACCGCCGCCGCGTGGGACATGTTGGATGGCGTTCATGCACCATTTGATGCCACACCGATGCAGCTTGTATGGACGCCTCAAACATTTGTCGCTGGGTCTTATCTTTTCCCGGCAGCACAAAGCGTTATATCGCTTGGTGGTTCACCTCAATCTTATTCGTGGACTGTCGGTGCCAACACCTACGTTGTAACGTCCACTGGTGAACAGGGCAGCCCAGATCAAGTCTATCAAGCATTCACCGGATGCCCAGACAACGCATGGGAATCGAACGGCGCACAGATTGGTGGTGTATGGTACATACAAATTGATCTTGGTGTGAGCAATGCGCAGACTGCATTGTCCTATGGTTTCCGCCCCATGTGGCAAGGTACAGAGCCTTCAAATTCCTACGTTGCTACATCGTGGCAATTGCAGGGTTCAAATGACAATTTCTCCACCTTTTCTGTTGTAGACACACGTTCTGGTGTCACACCATCTCGTGGCTACGCATTCAACTGCACCGGCACAACTGGTTCGTATCGTTATT